CTTCTTTACCTATTTTATTTAAATCTCCAGGTGCATAAATTGTAACATCTTTGGCTTTTAAATCTTTTGTAATAGGCGAATCTTTAAAACTAGTATGTTTGCCTTCTCTAACAAATGCCTGACCAAACGGAGTAGTATCAGTTGCCAATGCTTTATCATCAATGCTTGGCACCATTCTATAAACCCATTTACTTCTATCACCTGTTTCAAGTTCACAATATATTTGACCGTTTGCTGTTGCTAAAAATGGAGAAGCACAATCAAATGTAATCATAAAATTGGGGTTGTGATATTTACGTACTGCACGTTGAATGTCAGTTAATAATGTAGCCCACTCTAGCTTAGATGTTCCTAAGAAGTGCATTACATCATGTATGCCTGTTTGTAGTAGGTTATCAAATCTCAATGCAACTAGACGTTTAAGAACCAAATGTACATCACACATGTTCTGTCCACCCATCGACCACCCATTAAAATGTGTGTCAGGATACTTAACAGGATCACAGTAATCTTTCATTTGCTGATACCAATCTTCTGCGTCAGCATGATTCTCGCCTTGTAATACATTTAAGAACTTACAGTTGCCATTACGATTCTTCATAAAGAAGTCATTGTTAATACGTGTAGCATTAACGGCATCTTGATAGTTATCAATACCTGTTGCTTTTGCACCTTCTGGAGAACGTGCTACCCAGGCAGGAATATCAAGTATCATACCATAGTCCATGTAAGCGTCCATCCAAGCAAGAACTTGTTCACGCTTCTTTTGTGCTTTAGGACAATTAGGATTCTTCCAATCGCCTTCCCACACACCTTTACCAATCTGGAAACCACCACTATCGCCAAGCATCCAAGAAGTGTTACGATCTCTGTTTCGTACCATATCTTCTTTAGGTGCATCTTTGTTAATGTCTAGTTCGGCATGTCCTGCGGAGTATAGTGACCATTTGTACTCAAACAACGACTTACTAGGATTAAGCCAATTCATGCTTTCAACACCATTAGTAAAGTGTTGAGGTATACGTTTATATTCTACGTACTCCTCACGTCTTTGTTTGCCTACGAATGTTGCGTAGAATCCACTAAGAGCTGGCAAGAATGTTGCGTAGTCCTTTTGTTCAGTTGTTAAGTCTGTATTCACTTATATGTCCGTCCTTACAATATGTTTCCTAAGGGCTCTAACAAGTTCTTCAATTTTGTCTACTACAGATATCATATCTTTGTCTGTAATATACTTTTGTTTTTCTCTCAACTTGTCATACTCCTTAAGAGGTATGGTTACTGTACTTTGTTCATTTTCAAATGTTTTGTCATCGTCATTAATATCAACACTTGTCATAAAGTCCTTATTTTGTTTGTGCTGGTAGAATATAGTCATACTGACCTAAACCACTGTCAACACTTAATGCCATTGCACCTTGATCACTAATCTTCATAGTTACTTTACCATCAAGATTTAAAATAGCTTGTACCTGTGCTACAGGCCAACTCCAAGCATGTTTCAATTCACTACCAACTGCGTGTTGGAATACAAATGAACCTGCGTGTTGCGAAGCATCACCAAAACTAAACACTAGGTTATCATTTTCAGTCTTAACTGTAAATGTAGTTTCTTCTGAATGTGCCGCACTTTGCAATTTCATTCTAGTAATTGAAGCCATTGTAGGTTCAATAGTTACGTCCCATGATGCACCTTTAAACTTTACAGTTTTAAGTTTTTCATCAATAATTGCTTTGTTCATAAAACGATAATCGTTTTCAAAGTCACCTGCTTCATTTTCAAAGTGCAAGTGTGTAGGAATAGTTTCGCCGTTACGATCCTGTTGTTCTACAGTAATCTTTGACTGCTTCTGATACTCAGGATTCTTTAAGTGTAGTGCTAACTTATCTAAGTTAGGCATACCAAAGGTTCCTTTAAATTCGTTTACTGCCGCCTTTGTTGTAGCAGTTAAGATAACACTTCTATCTTCTGCCATTGATTCGATTGTCGTTGCGGCATCTTCACCAGTAACTTTTACTAAAGTTAAGAATCCTAGTGAATGTGTATGAGCAACAACGTCTTGTAAGATATCTTTCATTTTAACATTTCTCCATTAGTTATATACATTATATTTAGGTTTTTCTGAAAAGTCAAGCTCTTTCTTGTCTTTTAAGAATTGTATTAGCTCAATTGTTGTTTTCCAACCCAAGCCTTGTAATACTGATATGTCAGCAACATTATCAGCTCTTTCATTGGGAGTATCCATTTTTAGTTGTGGATTCATTCCAAATTCTTTTAAAATACTTTTTAGTGATTGGCTTTTGCCAGTTCCGATATCAATAACTCCTCTTACATCTTCGTTTTTGATTAATGTAAGTATTGCACTTACAATATCGGCAACATGAATAAAGTCTCTTTTATGATTAGTTACGTGTGGTACGTCATTGCGTATAATTCGAGGTATTAACATGTTTGGCCTAAGTTCTGAGTTGTTACTGTATATAGTTGTAAATCTCATACCTAGACTTGAATGTGGTGCAATGCGTTCAACTGTGTGTTTGGTTAAAGCATACGGATTTCTATTAGGTTCTTTTGCAGTACTTGAACTAGCATATAATATTCTAGTATTTTTAAAATGGTCAAATAATCTTTTGGTTGCTAGTACATTGTGTTGAAAATACAAATCAGGTTCTTCTAAACTTCTTAGTATTCCGCTTTCGCCTGCAAGATGAATTACTAGATCAACTTCGAAGTCTAACGAACAGTCTAGTAAGTTATTACCGTCTTTTAAATCAATACCAATAACACGATGGTCTTTAGTTAGAGCATTATACAACTCTGTTCCAACCATACCTTTGTGTCCTGTTAGTAGTATTCTCACTTGGTTACTCCAAATGCTTTAAACGTTTGTTGTACACACTTTGCTTGATAATAACAGTCAGCGAGTGCATTGTGTAATTCTTCTTGTATTGCTTTACGTGGATCTGTAGGCATCATACTAAAGATAGTTCTACTATCTCTAATCTGCCAGAAGTTCCAAGGACAAGGTTTGTTAACATTTTTATATAAGTTCTGCAATATTGCATAGTCAAACAATGGACCTTGACACCATAGTTGATCAACACCTACACAGAATTTATTAATTGCTTTTGTAAGTTGATCCATATTAACACGATCTTCGTGATCACCAAACGCTTCGTCTTGAATGTTTTGATCTTGTTTAGTCCACCAAGCAAGAGTATTGTCATCAATACTTCTTCCTAACTTTTCACTTTGTTCTTCAATGTCACAACGTAAGTACAATCCACTATGAGGATCTTCATTAGTATACGGATCGAATTTGATAGCACCTAGAGTTATAATTACACTATCCGGCTCAACGCCTAGTGTTTCTAAATCTATCATTCCATGTACAGCCATATTATTCTCCGAAGTCAAACAACGAACTAAATGTATTGTTCTGTAATGTGCTTGAGATATCGTAGTTCAACACACCAATCAAGTTATCTAGTTTGTTGTCAATAATAGTTGATTCCATTGCGTCATCATCAAACGGTAGTTCTTTGAACCAGTCCGGAATACGGAGTTCGTCTGTTGGATACGCAACACTTGTATATCCTAATGGATTCTGTTTTAGTTTGCAAACAATAACTTTCATACCGTCTACAATCTCTTGTGAATACTTGTCGCCGTTCATACGTTTAAGTGTATTCCAATTGATACTTGCTCTTACATGTCCAGGCATAGTAGCTTTACCCATCTTTGCTTCTTTACGTTGATACTCGCCAATCTTGTTTGCACGTTTAGGCGAACCTTTTTCAAAGCCAGGGCGTAGCTTAAATGCAGTACGGAATTCTGTAATCTTCTCAAGTATCTCAGCTTCTGTTTTATCTGTAAGTACCATAAGCAATAGTTCACTTAAAAAGTCTTGCATAAACACAGGAGTGTCTGAACGTTTAAGATCAAGACCCATTGCTTTTACTTTACCTACTTTACCGTCGACGTCCATACGTTCGCCTTCGTTATCATAAATCAAAGCCGCATAACGTTTCTTTGTAATAAACAAGCCTGACTCTGCAACAATCTCTCTACCTGCCGCAATAACGTCCGACCTGCTTTTTGGACAATGAAATGCTTCCATCATAAACTTTGGAAATGTTTCATTTGCTTCTTCACAAATTTGATCATAAAGTTTAAGAACGTTTTCTTTACCCCAAGGAATAGTACCTTTGTCAATATCTTCTTTTAGTACAGGGTGGGCACTAAAGTAAACAGAATCTGTATCACCATAGATAATACTATCTCCTACGTGATCATAAGTGCCTGTAATAACTTTGTTTACTTCTGCACTCATGTGCTTTGCAATAGCTCTACCTGTTAGTGTAGTTGATTGTCCAATACGTGGATCAAAGAATCTACAACCAGGATTTAGAATAGCACCGTACAAACTGTTCAAGTTAATCTTTTTAACTAACTGCCTCTTATCCCAAAACGCTTGTTCAATTTTGTTGCCGGCATCAATAGCTTTACCTTTTTGCTTTTGCAATTCTTTACGTTCACTATACCAACGTTTAAGTAGTCCTGGAATAACTCCGTCAAACTCGTTAGTTAATATAGTTCCGTTAGCAGTTAGCATCCACGGCTTGTGCGAATCAAATATTAATTTGTATACTTCAGCACCACTAAGCATTTCACTTTCACCGTTTTCAAAGTCAACAGTAATACTAACGTCTTTCTTTTGTTCCATAACTGCTTCGTATTCAATAGTACCAAAGCGGCCTTCCCAAGCACCTGCAAACGACTTCTTTTGAAGCGTCATTGCATCTTCAACCATTGCGTTAGTTAAGTCTGGACGTAGTTGTCCAACAACTGTTGCTGGATCCATATTCAATGCACGAATAACACTAGGATACAGACTGTTCAAGTCCATACTACCAATCCACTTGTGTACACCTTTTTTAGGAAATGCAACATAGGCACCCGCGGCAGGATCACTACCTGGCTCACGTTTTACTCTGTTAGGAACTTGTAGCCCTCTGTGATGTGCTTCGTTAATAATAGCTTGTTCTGTAACTGCAACTGCACCCATAGTAGTTTGTAGTAAAACTGTGTTACTGTGTGCTAGTTCGTTACTAAGGTCAATAAACTTTAGTTTCTTATCTAGTTTGTCTAGTAGTGCAACGTCTTGTCTGTTGTATTCAATAAACGTTTTAAAGTCGTTGTTATAAAGTTGATCTAATGTACCTTCGTATACAGTCTTGTTTTCACCAACTTCTAGTTCACCAATAGCATCTAGTCTGTATGTGTGTCTTTCTTCATATGTATACTTACGATATAATTCTAAACTATCTAAATGCACACGACCAATTAGATCATATGTTTCTGCTTTACGACCATACTTTTCATACTCACGTTTTTTAGGAAGTTGTTTCCACAAACAAAAACGTCTTGTATCATCTTTACTTAAAACTCTTTTTACACGATTAACAGTATACGGAATATCATAACCTTCACTGTTCCAACCTGTAAGTATATCACTATCTTGTATAATATCAAGAAATGCTTCTAACATATCTCCTTCTTTTTCATACAAGTATGTGTTAGGGAAATCTTTAACTTCTTCTTCTGCCTGTTCCATAGTTAAGCCTTTTGGAGGCATAGCAAATGTAACTAATGTATCTAACCATTGTAAGTGTACACTAATAGCAGTAATGGGCATAAACGGATCACTTGGATCAGCAAAGCCACGTTCTGGATCAAAGTCTGTCTCAATATCAAAAAATGCAACATTTAACTTAGGTGAATCTACATTTAAATAGTTTTCACTTAAACATTGGAAGATTGGATTAATATCACTTTCAAACAATTCTTTGTTTGCATTAATGGCTAGTTCTTTACGAAACTGTTTTGTGTTTTTAGCAACAATTCTGCTTAATGGATCACCGTAAATACTTTTGTACTTACCACGTTGATCTTTATAATAAAATGTGTATTTGATTGGATATTCTGCGTAAGAACGCTTACCATCTTTTCGTTCGACTACTCTGATCAAATCCTGATCACGATCGAACTGTGCGTCTACATAACTCATATTTTTACTCCTCGTATGTCACTTGGGGCTGACAAAAACCAATACTGTCGCTTATGGCCGACGATTACCTTCTTCTTTAATCTTTCTAAAATATTCATTCGCCTCTCTTGCCTTGTCATCTATCCAAATGTCATAGTGTGGCTTTCTAAAACTTAATGTTGTGTATAGTACACCCCATTTAGCAAATTGGTCTTTAGTAAGCTCACTCCAATCTTTGCCTGTGGTACCGCCTCTAGCAGTCCAATAATGTATTTCATTGCCTTCATTATACAACTTATTGAAATGTTGTATACGTTGAACATCTGGTTCACTAAATTCATATTCACTGTTACTATTATAACAGATTGTTTGATCTATGTCAACCATATATTTCATATTACGAACAACTGTATTAATGCCCAAAGGTTCATTGCTGAGAACCAAGAACAAAGTATAATTACAAATGCCGCTTGTCTAATAACTGCACTAACAATACCCAATAAACTTCCAACCAAATATAATGGTACAAATATTGTTGTTGCGGGATCTAATATAGTAAAGCTCAATATTGCACTTGCTGAGATTAAGAACAACGCCTCAATCATTTCGCAATAGAATGCAATAGGGCTTAGCCTATAGCTTGTTTTAAAAAAGTCGATTGCTCTATTCAAAATTATTTGTCCCTGCCAACTGTGGCTACTAGTGTTTCCAAATCATCAAATTCGTCAGCAACTTTATGCCATTCACCTTTTTGTGCGATCTTAATTGCTTTATTAATAAGACTAGGCTTAATGTCTAGTTCTTCTGCTACTGCTTTTACAGTATCTTTTAGACCTGTATTTAGATCTTCTACTTCTTGTAGTACTGTTACGCCTTCATTAACCAATCTTTCTAGTTTGGCTTTTTCTTCAGCGCCATATGTTCTATCACTCATATCAACTCCTTAATTAATTGTTATGTACATTATACACGAACTATTATTGCTTGTCAACAACTTTATTCCGCTTGTGTACGATGAATTGTTAAATTACCTGCTATTACTATTCGTTCGGCATCGTTCTTTTGTAGTGGTACTTCGTGTGTTACCCAACCCGGAAATACTGCTATAAGTCCAGGATTTGGAAATATTGCATTACCACTTGTTGGAAATACTAAAGGTGCATCATCTGGTGTTGCTTGTACATAATATACAAAACTCCAAATAGCAGGATGATGTGCATGTGGTTTACAACTATCACCTTTTTGGTATACTGCACCCCAACAATCTGTTACTTCATACTTACCACCAACTAAATGTTCAAGACCATTTTGTACAACTTCAATAGCAAAGTCAATAATCTTTTTAAAGTCAGGATCTCTAAACATTGTCCATTCTGTCATATTTGCTTGAACATTTGTTTTTCGATATTGGCAATCTCCTTTAGCTTTAATTTTTTCAGCTAGTATTGGATTGAGTACTTCGGCATCCTCATATATGTAGGTATAGATATCAGCAGATTCTTTGAACTCTAGTTTTTGCACGTTTGGTATGAACATGCAATTATTTATGTAGGGGTGTTTAAGGTATTGTTATTGCTGGTTCTGTCCGGCTTCAGCTTGTTTCATAAGTGCTTTGAACTTACCAAACAGTTGAGGATTTGACATCATACTTTGAATAGCAGTTGCATATGGAGCAATCGCTTTAATAATGTTTGGCGGTAATGTTTCACCTGCCGCAACTTTATCTAATCCTTTTGCAACTTGAGCACCACTTGCTTTACCACCAACAACACCTTTTAATGCTGTTGCTTTTTGTGCAACCTGTTGTGCTAGTTTTGGATCTGGTTTTTGTTCATCTGGAGCCGCTCCACTTGGAGCCGCCGCACCTGGTGCTTCTTTTACAAATTTGTTTTTAGCTTTTTTGAATTGTTTAAATCCTGTTTCAGGATCTAGTTTAACTGCACCGTCGGACCAATCTGTTCCAGTCCATGTCCAAGTTGCTGTGCCATCGTTGTATGCACTACCTGGTTTTAAATCATCAATTGATTTAGGTTCTTTTGTTGGTGCTTTGTCTAATGTTTTTGCACCTGTTGGTGCTGGTGCTTTTGGTTTTGGATCTTTAGTATCTTTAGCACCTTTGCCTGCAATCCAATCATCTGTTTCTTTATCGTCAATGCCACCTGCTGGATCAATTGGTGCTTTGTTACCATGAGCTCCGCCATACTTTTTAGAAATCGCTGTGTTAGTATTAGCCATGCCTTTACCTAAACGATTATTTCTAACTAAGTCGTCTGCTTTACCTAGTACTGCTTTGGTATTAAGCCAACCTCCTGGAGGTGCTTCCATTAAATCCGTAATCTTCATGTTATGCCTTTACGCACTTATTAACACGTTTGCCTGCGTTCTTCCCAGTACCTTTTTGTGTTCCAGCTCTCTTATAGCCTTTCCAACATTTTTCAGGACCAGCTACTTCTTCTAATTCTTTATCTGAAAGATTTAATGTAGTGTAACTGTCTTTGCCACAATCTGAACAACATGTGCTAACTTTTTCACTTAGTCTACTAGCTAGTGATTCTTTGTATGATTCGTTCTTTTTCTTTTCGTTCTTTGAAGCGTGTACTGCCTTACGTTGTGCATCGTTCTTGTACTTACCTTCATCTACTTTAGGATCGTTACAGTTACAATGTTCGCAACTTGCTGAACATCCACAGTCCTCTGCTTTAACATCTGCACCGCAACACTTGTCTGAACAATGTGTGTCTTTTTCAGATTCATTTACTGCTTCTGCTACTTCGTCAAACTTCATTTGGTAGTCTAAGTGATGATAAACACTACCTAAGTAATCTGCACTTTTAGTAATTTTACTTTGTACCCAACCTTCTAAGCCTGCTGACTCGTCAACACCTTTAAGCATTTCGTGTAGTTTAATACTGTATTTTGCAATTTTGTATAATTCAGCTCTAGCCATCTGTACTTCATGGTCTGACTCAGCTTTGTAAGCCATGTCTGCTAAACCTTCTTTTAGTTGTTTTTTGTTCATATTCATCACTTTATCTCTCTAATAGTATTTATCGTTTAGCTACTTTGCCACCAAAGAAACTGTCTGACGCATCTAGTGCATTAACTACTGTACCGTCTGCTTTTTTCTTAGATTTCTTTTTAGGTACACCGTTCTTATCACGTGGTATTTGTCCGTGTGCATGTACTGGATTAGCCACAGTTGCTATAGCACCTGCACTTGTACCGCCTGCTGTTGCAGTTTCTTCTAGGTCTTTTTGAAATAGTTCACGTATTAACATAACATTATTTATCCTGATTTAGCCATCTTAGTTGCTGTTGCGTACATAACTGCATCAGCATTGTCGCCATAACGCTTCTTAAAGTCACTTTTATTCTTTTTCATGCCCTTTACTATGCGTTCTTTTTCTTTTTCTTCGTCTTTACTAAGTTCACGTTCTTCTACAGGCTTGTTAAAGTAATCCTTTAATAGTCCAGCAGTACGTTCAAACTTGTGATCTTTGTGCTTAAATCCAACTCCGCCTTTAGCTTCCCAGTTTCTAATATTAGATCCAAAGTCGTCAATTAGTATGTTAGGTGTACCATCAGCTTGTTTAGCCCACTTATATTTGTCTGCGGATATAATAACTTCTTTAGGTGGAAAAAACGCTAGGTTCTTTTTAACCCATTCACGCTTGTGTGGTTCTGCTTTAGGATCGTTAGCTAACGGAGCACTTAATATTTTGTACTCTCCTTTTAGCTCTTTAATAATGTTTAATAAGTTTTGAGCATTATTTGTTAATGGTAATGATAACCAAAAATCATCTTTATCTCTAATTGTTTGTAATGCACTTTCGATGTCTGTAATTTGTCGCCAATCTTTACCTACTATCTTCTTCCAAGCTGGAAAGAAATCAGCTAGTACTCCGTCCATGTCTACGTATATTTCACTAACTGCTGATAGTTCTTTTGATTTTAATTCTTTTATTTGCGACTCAGTCATCCCCATATTAAATAAAGTATTTGGTTTTGTATTCTTATGTGCTTTCTTATGCATAGTATACAACGGCTTTCCATCTTTGTCAACCGAATTACCAAATTTCTTTGCTTCAATACTAGTTTGGTCCACTCCGACATCAGGAGTTGTGTTAACACCTTTTACAATGCGTCCTACGCCTTCTGATATCTCATGCCATCTCATTTCTTTTTTCGTCCTCTAAAACCCTGTGGCATATTTTGGTTAGTCATATAAGGTCTACTAAACCAAAGTTTAAACCAATCTTTGTCACCTGGTTTAACACCCATGGCTTTTTCTTTCTTCTTTAGAGCAGTTGCAGTAATGCTAGGATTTTCATTAACGTTGTATTCAGTATAACCTGAAAAATCTTTAATCCCTGCTAGTCTCTGTAGAGTTTTTATATCCATTCCAATATTCCATTCGCTCGTTAAAACTTGCACGTCGAGCTTCGTGTTCTTTTAATTTTTTTACGTAATGCTCAATATCTATCTGTATCTCGTTCATTTAAAATATCTTTCATTACTCGTGATGCTGTATCTGTAAAACAACGTGGAGCAACACTATGTAATATTAAAGCCGGAACTAACAGTTGTAATTTAACTGCGGTCTTTAGTGCGGCTTTCATATGCTGTAAACCTGTTTCGTTTTTTTCTTCTAAGTGAAGTTTACATTGTTGACTAAACATTATTTCTTCTTTCCTGATTTCATATTAGCACACCAGTGATACATTTTTGCTTTTTCACCTGATGCATTCTTTGCACGTTTACGTAATTGTGTTACTGTGCCGTTACAACTAGCACCTGACTTCTTTACTCTACCTGGACGGCTCTTACCTTTTTTTTTACCGTCTGCAAAGTTTTCATCTACGTGTGCATCATCTCCTGGCTTGTCAGCGTCTTGTGTTTTATAACCTACACGATTAAGTCCTTTTTTAAGATGCTCTTTTTCTTTCTTGCCGCCTAGTGGTACTATCATAACATCAGGCTCATCTCTGTTTGCACCTTTTTTTACAGCATCTAAATTAGAAATAGTTTTACCTACACGTAGGAAATCGTATGCTGTATCAGACTTTGTAAGAAATGTATCTTTAGGATTAGGAATTTTTTCGCCTTCGCTTTTCATAGCGGCAACGTTACTAATCATTTTATAGATATCACCGCCTGCTTTTTTAAATGCTTGTGAAACTTCTTTTTCTGTAAACTTTAAATAGTCAACCATATACATTGCAAGACCAGCTTCGCCGTCGCCTTTGTACATATCAATTAGGTCTTGTTCTAAATTACTATTCTGTGCTTCTTTGGCTAAGTTAGTTCTAAGTTTATCTAACGGGTCTTGTGTTGAAATATCTGTATTGTTTGGTACTTTAATACTTACATTAATGTTTAAGTTATTAAATAAATTCTTAATACCGTTAACACTCTTTAGTGCTTTTTGCATTAGCTCTTGTTCATCTTCAGCTCTACTATCGTAAAACTTAATAAACTTCTTTGCTTCTTGTGGAGTAATTAATACTTCACCTCCGCTACTTGCACCACCTGTGTCTTTGTAACTTAACGGAAAAGGTTTACTGTCTTTACGATCAGCAATGTTATTAAGTACATCAAGTTTAGGTCTTTGTTGCTTTACACTATATTCGTCTAAACTTTCAGTAGCAAAATATTTGTCGTTAAATGCTTCTAACTCTTTTTCAAATGCATCTGCTTCTGAAGTGTCTGGTTTGAACTCGGTAAGTTCTTTTTCCATTTCTTCTTGGCTTAGACCTTTCTTCTCCATATCTACTAGTTGCATGTATAATTTTCTACCACCATATAGTGCTACAGCAATACCTACTGCTGGAAGTCCATATGTGCCTAATGCTTTTGTAACAGGATGATCTAAGAAACGTTTAGCCCAGGCCATAGCATCAGCAACCCAACCGCCAACTTTCCATAACCCTACAAAGAATGTAATTGCCCATTTATTATTGTAAAGCCATTTAGCAATTTTAACTGCATGTTTTCCGTACTTCAAAGCACTTAATGCAGGTGCTACCCATTCTTTAACATTTTCGTCTTGTGCTACGCCCATGCCTTTTCTAACTTGGTCGTACATTTGTTGTGCCATCTGTGGATTAGCAACACCTTGTTTGAAACTATCAAAGTCACCTTCTTGTGCCGCGGCTCTCATTTTACTTGCACTCATGCCTTCAGCACCTTCTGCATCGGGATCACGTTCGCCTGCACTTACAATATTAATACTGTTAAACTTATAATCTTTACCGTTGTAGTCATTTAATAACTTAGTAAATGAATCAACTCTATCTGAACCTGCTACGTATATAATGTCTGTATAACCTTTAGCTTCTAGACTTTGCATAGCTTGGATAATAGTTTTTACTTTAGGATCACCTACTTCAACTCCTGGAAAACTTTTAGATGCAAAGTACATCTTTTCTGGGAATGGTAGCGGATCTGTTTTAGGTTTTTGTGTTTGACTTAAAAATAAAAAAGGATCACCCTTTTGTGATTTAACTACGTCAGCTAATTTTGCATGTCCTATTGTAGGTGGGTTCATTCTACCAAATGCAAACACCGCAGTCTTAGGTGCTTCAAACAGCTCACGTAAAAACATTAGTACTCTCCGTCTCTAAGGGCTTCCATTTCCTCGCTACAGATTATTTCTGCTAATGAGTTATATTCTTCTTTAGTTAAAAGTTTTGAAGGATCTTTTGGAATATCAAATTTGTTACAGTAATGTTTACACCCTGTGTCGATCATACTTGATAAGTCATCTGGTACAGGACTTCTGCCACCTTTTAATTTATCTTGTAGTTTCGCCATTGTTGGATAATACTGTTTGCGATAGAACATCGGGTCATTCTTCATAAACACTTGCATGTCACCAATGACATCAAATCCTAAATCATTTTCTTTTGTTGGATCTATATCCGCAAACTCGTTTATCTTCATGTTACCACTTCCTACATGACCAGTAACGTGCCTTAGTACGTGGTCCTGGATTATCACAGTTGTGTCTTGCTCTAAAGCTCTTACGTCTTTTTGGATTATTCTTTTTAATGCTCATAGCTTTACCTTTAACACTACTTCCGCCGTGTCCAAAGTTTACTTTTTTAACATTACCTGTCTTAGGATCTTTTACATATACTTTAAATTTCTTAACATCGCCTTGCATAGGCTTGCCTAGTTTTACTTTACGTCCTTGGTACTCTGCTTCGTCCATTGGATCATCATCGTCGTTCCAATGCATAACACCATACTGCTCGTAAAACTCATCATCGTCATCATATGTTTCTTCAATAATATCTTCACCAAGTCCTGCACTAATTTCAATATCAAAGTCATCGAAACCTTGTTCGAACATGTAGTTTGCTAGTTTGTTAGCGTACTCGGTTGACTCGTCTTCTGACAGCTGTCTTGGTAAAGCAATTTCCCATGCTGTACCACCCTGTTCAGTTTCGTAAAGGTTCTGATCAGGAAAGATACTTTCGTCTAACAACTTAGTCGTTTCCTGTTTCTCCATTACTATTCTTACAAAATGTTCCATCTTATCTCCTAGTGGTTTAACAGTACACTATTTACTGCTCCTGATGTGTAAACTGCTAACACTCTTACCCAAACAAAGTTGCCAGTAAAGTTCTTAAAGAAGTTACCGTCTGATCCTGTTTCATCAGTACCAGTTATATCAAACCAATCATCTGATGTGGGTGTTACTGCTAACGTTCCTTGCATCTTAATTGTTCCGTTAAAAGCTAATAGGTTATACTGCACAGTATGGAAACCATCTGCACGACCGTAGTAGCCGTCTCCCTTAAACTTATCACCTGTAATAGTCTGTGTTGTACTATCCCCTGGGTGTGTGTTTGCTGTTAATATTGTTGTACTATTGGACATATAGTTATTTATCTAGATCTTTACTACTTACAATTTTGTCGATACGCATCAAATCCTTCTTTAAGAACAGTCTAATTAGTGTTATAGTGCCTTCATCTTTAACATACATGTACATACCCTTCAAGTTATAACCACGTTTAATGTCACTTAAAACACGATTACCTATCTTAATCTTATCTCTATTCTTAATACAGAACTCAGCTAGGTTTGGATCACTAGTACCGTTAAGTGTAATCTTATATGCGAAGTTAATAGTATCATTAATGATAACGCCCTTTGGTAAATCAATGTCATTGACTGGCATGTGTACTGAAGTTACTGCGTTTAATTTCTTATCTAACTGCTCACACCATTCAAAATTGTTAGTATAAACACCTAAGTGATACTGTTCACAACGAAGTGTGAATTCTTCTTTTTGTTTTGTAAATTCTGAAAGGAGTAATTGTAAGTCTGCTAGGTCTTCTGAGCTAACAACTATTTGACGTAGGCCAATACCCCAAGTTACCTTGCCTGTATCTGCTTGGAGTATGGCTTCGTCTATAGATTTTCTTGCTAAAGTAAAGTTCTTGTTTCTAAATACAAAGCCTAAAGCGTTGCGTAAATCAACTTTATACTTGTACTTGTCAAAGAATAATTTAGTACTATCAATTTTGATCAACTGTTTCTGGCTCCTTGGATTTACTCTTTACTGTTTGTAAATCAAATGCACCATCTTTAACATTAATATGAAGTGTACCACCATTTTTAAGATCGCCAAACAATAATACCTTAGACAACGGAGTTTTAATATCATTATCGATGACACGTTGCAGTGGTCTTGCACCCATCTTACTATCAAATCCTTTATCAATTAAGAAGTCAATAGCTTCGTCTGATATAGTAGTTTCAACACCTTTGTCAGTTAACATAACTTTAAGATCAACTAAGAACTTACCAACAATTTTAATCATTGTGTTCTTGTCTAGCTTACCAAATGTCATAATACCATCTAGTCTGTTTCTAAACTCTGGAGCAAAGAACTTTTTAAGCTCACCATCGTCAAGATCTTTTTCCATTTCGCCAAAGCCTACTGTATTAGTTTCAGCTTCTGCGGCTCCTAAGTTAGTTGTAAGAATTAGTACAACATTTCTACAGTCAGCAGTCTTACCGTTACTACCTGTAACAAATCCGTTGTCCATAATTTGTAACAATAATGAACTTACATCTGGGTGTGACTTCTCAACTTCGTCAAGTAGTAATACACAGTTTGGATTTTCTTGTACTTTAGTAATTAGTAGGCCACTATTTTCTTCAAAGCCTACGTATCCTGGAGGCGAACCAATTAGTTTAGCAACACTATGTTTCTCTTGATACTCTGACATATCAAATCTAATTAGTTTTACACCTAATTGTTTTGCAAGTTGTTTAGCTGTTTCAGTTTTACCTACACCTGTTGGTCCCATAAACACAAACGAACCAATTGGTTTGTTATCTGATTTAAGTCCTGCTTGTGCTACGTGAATCTTATCAACAATACTATCAATTGATTCGTCTTGTCCGTAAATCTCAGCTTTCATATTATGGTTTAAGTTAGCAAGGTTGCTAGTTTCAGTTTCCATAATTTGTTCTTTAGGCATGTTAACCATCTTAGCAAGTTCAAACTGTATTTCTTTCATGCCAACTGTTTTGTTTGGCTCTTCTTTAAGTTTAAATCTTGAACATGCTACGTCTAGTAAGTCAATAGCTTTGTCAGGTAACTTCTTATCTGTTTGATACTTCACACTAAGTTTAATTGCAGTATCAATAGCTTCATCTGTAATAGATACTTTATGAAATTCTTCGTAATACTTTTTGATACCTAATAAAATATCTTTAGTAATTGCATTACTAGGTTCGTCAACACTTACACGAGCAAATCTACGCATCAATGCACGATCTTTTTCAAAGAACTTTCTATATTCTTCCCATGTAGTACTTGCTACAACTTTAATATTACCTTTTGTAAGAATAGGCTTTAACATATTAGCTAAGTCGTTTGATTGACCTTGTCCACCAGCACCAGCACCACTAATCATATGTGCTTCGTCGATAAACATAATAGTTTTGCCTTTCTTCTTAAGGCCAGCAATAACTAATTTAAATCTTTCTTCAAAGTCTCCTCTGTACTTACTACCTGCTAACATACTACCAATGTCTAAATTGTATACATTATACTCTTTAAGGAATTCAGGACAGTTGCCTTGTACAATATTATATGCAAGTCCTTCTGCAATAGCAGTTTTACCAACACCTGGCTCACCAACTAGTAGTACGTTGTTCTTTTGTCTACGTCCTATTGCTAGTGCAATGTTTTCAAGTTCTTCTGAACGTCCAATAACAGGATCAATCTTACCTGATTCAGCATCAATATTAAGATTAGTTGTAAACGATCGCAATGCACGATTAGCCATGCCTTGCATTTCTTCATCTTCGTAGTTTGCTTCAAGTTCGTTGTTTAGATAGTCTGCAAACTTTTCTTTTTCAATACCTACTTCGTTAATAAAGTATAATGCCCAGCTTTTCTTTTCGTTAAACATACTTAAGAACACATCAGTAACTTCAATACTGTTACGACCGCTAAACAACACTTGTGTAAATGCTCTGTTTAGTACACGTTCGACAGCTTGTGTTTTCTTAGGCTTCCATTTCTTAGGAAGGTTTTCAATATCAGTCATTAACAAATCATCGCACTTTGTTTTAAGAAAGTTCTCAACATTCTTTTTCATAAATTCTGGATCTACTTGATCGAATCCTGATACAATGTTTGAGAAGTCTTCCTCACATAACATCGAAAACAACAAATGCTCTAATGTAAGATATTCGTGATTAAGTTTCTTAGTTACATCTAATGCTTTGTCAAATATTTTCTGTAAATTTTCGCTAGGTTCTACCATTATTTTATATAGGCTCCAAATCTTTTTAATAATTTTGATTGCTTCTTCTTAGCAATGTCGAGTTTTAATTTACTTACACGATCAACATAGTTGATTCCGTATAAGTGATCGTATTCATGTCCTGCAATTCTTGCATTCCAACCTACTAACTCTATTGTACACTCTTTACCGCTAGAGTCAAGACACTCTATTACCATTCCTGTTGGTCTTTTAACTTTAAAGAACAATAATGGAAAACTTAAACACCCTTCTTCACCTAGTACAGTTTCTTGACTTACTGCTGTAATTACAGGATTAATTATTGCGAAAGGTTTATTGTCCTCATACCCTTCTAATCCTTCTGGCTTCATAATGAATATCTGTGCATCAAGTCCAACTTGGTTTGCGGACAATCCTACACCATTTTCTTTATCCATTATTGCAATCATATCAGCTTCAATTTGTTTAGCATCATACTTATCGAAGTCAAAAGGTGCAACCTTTTTGTTTAAAAATGGATCCGGGAATCTAAGTAGTTTTAGTTTCATCTTGTATTCTTCTTAACTGTTCTCTAATTTTTTCATCGTTTATTTTAGGTGTAACACCTAGTACTTTAATGTATAAATTGCCCGTTTGTCCTGAACGTCTGTCAGGTAAACCTTGACCTCCAATACTAAAAACTGTGCCTGGGTTAGATCCAGCTGGTACATTAACACTCAATGTACGATCGTGGATTGTTTTAATAGTTAAGTTTGTGCCTAAAACGAAATCAAATAAATTTAACTTCTTGTCTATATATAAATTTATGCCATCTTGAGTGTACTCGGGGTGTCTTCTGACTCTTAACTGAACGTGTAAATCACCTCTTGGAGCATGTGGGTGTAAGTCGCTACCCATACCCGAATAACGTATCCTGTCACCAGGTCTACAACCACGAGGAAGTTTAATCTCTACCGTTTCTTCTCTACCACTTGGTAGCCTATATGTAGCAATAACGTCTTTGCCTTTTACGATATCTTCCAAATCAATATCTGCGGCAATAGTTATATCTTGATTATGCATTTGTCTACGCATGTTTGGGTGTTGTTGTCCAAACATTTGTCCAAATATATCTTCAAAATTAGCACCACCAAACGCATTTGAAAAATGACTCTGTTGTTGTGCTTGTGCTTGTTGGGGATCAGCAGTACCGTATTGATCGTACATCTGTCGCTTTTGTGGATCTTTTAGTGCTGAGTATGCCTCATTGATTTGTTTGAACTTTTCATCACTCCCACCAGTCCGGTCAGGATGGTATTGCATACTTTGTTTCTTGTATGCTTTCTTTAATTCTGAGTCTGATGCGTTTTTTGGAACGCCTAAAAGTTCGTAATAATCCATAGTAGTATTATATACTTATCTTAGGCTTTTGTCAAGATCTATTTGTCTGGATTCTTCTTAGAAGTGCCAGCATATAAACCAAACCATGCCGCACCTGCACCAACAACAATACTAACCAATCCTGATTGCTCTAAGTTAGGCTCAGGTAAGTTCATAAACCATGTTGTAACATCATACAGTAAGTAGATGTAAACTGATAAAAAGATTCTTGGAAAAATTCTCCATGCATCTACAGCCCTTGCTAAAAAGATAAGATGCATATAAGGATTCTTACCACTATCAACTACATTAGTATCTACTTCTAGTTCGAATTTAACTTTCTTTACTGCTGTATCTTTATCGTCTTTTACTTCAGTATCAGTTTCGATTTTTTTAATCTCTTTTTCCATTTTTAATTTTCTCTATGTTATCTTTGTTATTCTTAATCTGATCGCTCTGTGCTTGATCAATCATTTCTTGTAGGCGTCTACCTTTTTCAGCCGCAGAATCCAAGTGTAGATCTTTATTAATAACTTTTTCTAACTTGTGCATCTTAAGACGGTCATTTGGAATAAATCTCCAAGTGTAACCACGCTTACTGTAAACACCAAACACACTTTCACGCAATCCTATTTTAACTATAATAGCATCAGTATCATCTAGTATAATATGATCGCCCTCATTAAACGCAGGATTCATTTTGAACTTTAGTCCTTGCATTAAATTGTGTGCAAAGTCCTTAAACCAAAAAGCCGCTGAGATACTAATTAGTATCGCTATCCACGGAGCCAACACATCTGTTAAGCTCATTCCCAGTTGATCAAAGGCATCCATTTTACTTCTCCTGCTTGTACTGTATTTATCAGTCAAAAGGAAAGGTTGTTCAAAATAAATCAAACAACCTTTCTAATTTTAGTTAAATGTTTCTACCACTTGAATGCTTTTTTAACACTCTTCCAGCCTTTCTTAGCTGTATTTGAAACTGTATTAGCCGCGTCATTGATAGCTTTTGTTGCACTATTAATGGCATTATTTGCTTGATTAATAGTATTGTTACATGCGTTAATGGCGCTGTTACATGCGTTAATAGTGCTGTTAGCCGCTTTAACAGCGTTATTAGCATTAAATACGCTTGTAGTCCACTTACCTACTTCGTTACCCCAATGTGCAACTGCATTAGCCGCGTCAGTCATTGCTTGACCAGTTTGGTTAATTGCATCTTCGGTAGCACTTACTGCCGAGTTACATGCATCTACAGTTTGTTTTGCAACTTTTTCGCCTTGTTTAGCAACTACTTGTGCTTGGTTTGCAACTTTCATTGCTTCTTCTTGTGCTTTATCAATGCCATCAGTTACATGGTTCAATGCTTCGTCCATTGTTCCGCCTGCATCTAGAATAGCGTTAGCACCGTCTACTAGTGGTCCAATATCAATGTCAACATTTACGTCAACATCTAGTCCAACTAGCAAAGCCGCTTGTCCGTCAATACCAAACGAGATTGTATCATCTTCGTATGTAGCATGTGCTGAACCTTGAGCACCAATTTGTCCACCAATACTTGCACCAGCACCACCGGAAACTGTTGCTCCACCTATGTGTGCTGAACCTTCAGCATCAACTCCAACGTTAGCACCTGCAATAGCACCACCGCCTACGTCAACACCATGTTCTCCAACACTTGCATGTCCGCCTGCTTCTGCATATGCTTCAGCGTGAGCACCTGCTGT